GTGGGCAAGCGTCGAGGATTTGGAAACATTCGCAAACTGCCGTCCGGCAGGTTCCAAGCGTCCTACCGTGGCCCCGATGGTGAGCGGCACAACGCGCCGATCACTTTTGAGCGCAAGCGTCAGGCTGAGCAGTGGCTCGCCACAGTGCAGGCCAGTATCGCTACCGGCACGTGGCAGAGCGAGGAAGAGCAGAAGCAGGAACGCGTGTCACGGCTGGAGGCTGAGCAGGCCGCAGCGTTGACGTTCACCGACTGGTCGGAGCGCTGGCTCGCGTCGTTGGAGAGTATTGGCAGGGCTGAAAAGACTATCCAGACATACACGTACAGGGTCAGGCAGCTCAGGGAGGTGTTCGGGAGCACTCCCATAGTGCTCATCACGCCTGACAGTGTGCAGGACTGGTACGACCAGTCGATGCGAGTGCGCGGCCAAGGCGTGACGCGGCCCTTGTACATGACGCTCTCGTCGTGCCTGGGAGCAGCAGTCAAGGCTGGGAAGCTCACACAATCGCCGTGCCGCGTGCAGGGAGGGCAGCAGCACAAGCCAGTCGCAGACCCACAGCGTCAAGTGGCAACACCAGCAGAGGTGCTGGCGTGCGCCGACGCGATGCCACCAAGCCTGAGGTTGACTGTCCTGTTGGCTGCGTGGTGCGCGCTCAGGGAGGGTGAGATCATTGGGCTCAGGCGCAAAGACTTCATGCTGACCAGCTCGCCTGTGGTGCGTGTGGAGCGGCAAATACAGTACCTTGCGGGTCGTGGCCCTGTGGTGGTGCCTCCGAAGAGTGAGACAGGCAGACGCGCAATCAGCATCCCAGCGTCACTCGTGCCGGTCATACAGGCGCACCTGGACGAGTGGGCAGCACCAAGCGCGGGCGGGCTGGTGTTCCACAGGGAGGGCGACCTGAGTATGCCTGTGCATCCGAATACGCTCAGAGGAGCGTGGAACCGGGCGCGCGCGTCAGCAGGGATACCGTGGTTCAAGTTCCACGACCTGCGCCACACTGGACTGACCATTTACGCGCAACAAGGCGCAACGCTCGCTGAACTCCTGCACCGTGGCGGCCATAGTGATGTGGAGGTGGCTTTGAGGTATCAGCACGCGACCGCAGAACGCGACCAAGCACTTACCACCATGATGAATAGCCAGATCATCGTGTGAAACCGCGCGCATAAGAGAATCGCGTGCCTGCGTGAGGAAAGGATGGTTGAAAAGTTGGATGAGTGGGCGGATCCCGCTTGACACATACATATGTAGCTATGTATAATAGGGGTATGGAAGGAGGAAAAAGAAATGGAGCTAGCCGGAATTGCCGGAATCCTCTTCGGGATCGCAGCGATCATCAACGCTACAGCATCCCTCATCCGAGCCATTAAAGCCCGAGACAAACGGAGGAAACGGTAAAAGGATCGGCTCCCGAAAGTAAACGACGTACCTTCGAGAGCCATCCAGCTCCATTTCACCACACGAGGAATGAAAAACAAAACATACCCATACGTCCTGCTGGCTTACATACTGGCAGCACTCGCATTCATCGGCGGACACCAAGCCCTAGCAATTGCAGGCGCTGTGCTCGCAACCATCGGCGCGCTGATCGCCGCGATAGCTCTTGTTGTGCGCGCAAGGAAAAACAGTGCCTAAACGCTACCTATCACGCTCGGAGTTCGCTCAACGTATCGGCGTCAAAACAGGCACCCTAGCGCGCTACAAAATCCCTGAACCCGATGTCATCATCGGATCAGGGCCACGCCCAACCTTCGGATGGCTACCCGAAACAATCGACCAATGGAACCGGAACCGGCCAGGCCGAGGCAACCGCACCAGAACCAAATAGAAGAACAAGACGCTGCCCACCGGGGCACAGGCCTCTTTGAGGGGGTGGCCTGTTTCGTTTCGGGAGGGAGCACTCTGACTCTTTAATTATGATTAGTAGTCGACGTAGTATGAGGCGTTTGTTGTTGGGTGACTATAAGCCACTCATTATCCGTTCAGTACTCATGAGGAGGGAGCATCATGACCGCAAAGGACAATAGCCGCGCCGATGAGCCAAACGGACAGATGCTTATTTATCAGAGTTCCGAGGGTACCAAAAGTATCACGGTCAGACTCGAAGGCGAGACAGTTTGGCTCACGCAACAGCAGATGGCAGACCTTTTCCAAAGCTCAAGGTCTAACATCGTTGAGCACATCGGGAACATCTATGCCGAGGGCGAACTCGATGAGGAGACAACCTGTCGGGATTTCCGACAGGTTCGCCGTGAGGGAAGCCGTAGCGTAGAAAGGTCACTACCTCACTACAACCTCGACATGATTATTTCCTTGGGCTACCGGGTCAAATCAAAGACTGCTACGCAGTTTAGGCGGTGGGCGACCGAGAAGCTGAAAGAATACCTCGTCAAGGGTTTCACCCTGGATGATGAGCGACTCAAGGGTCTTGGTGGCGGATCATACTGGCGTGAGCTTCTCGAACGGATCCGCGATATCCGCTCGTCTGAGAAAGTCATGTACCGGCAAGTACTAGACCTGTACGCTACGAGTGTCGACTACGATCCTAAGAGCTCGGAATCGATCGCTTTTTTCAAGATGGTTCAGAACAAGTTACATTACGCCGCGCATGGGCACACAGCGGCGGAAATCGTTCACGAGCGCGCCGATGCCTCCAAACCATTCATGGGATTGACGACTTTCAAAGGCAGCCAACCCACACTTGCAGAAACGAAGGTTGCCAAGAACTACCTGACAGAAGATGAACTAAAGGTGCTCAATCGCCTCGTATCCGGTTATTTCGATTTTGCCGAAGTCCAGGCTATGAATCACCGTCCGATGCATATGAGCGACTATGTCGAGCATCTTGACAAAGTTCTAATGGCAACTGGACAGCAGCAGCTTCAAGGAGCCGGAAGAGTCAGTCACCAGAACGCGATTGACAAGGCAACCGCTGAATACCGTAAATATCAAGTCCAGACACAGTCAGCAGTCGAGAGCGACTATCTCGAAACCATCAAAGGAATCGAATCGAAAGCCAAAAAGGCCGTTCAATGACCGTGCTGGCCTCGTCAGTGCCCCAGCCAAGACGCGGAGCATGAACCGACCTCCGCTAGGACACACAAAAAAAGAACAGCGCCACCCGCCGGGAAATGTCATCCCGTGGGTGGCGCTACTCTACGTGCGTGCCGTGTGTTACTTGTTCATGTCGGGGTGTAGTTTCCGCACCGTCTCATCAACCTCGGTAAACCGCTTTTTAGTTTCACTGGCGAGGTCCCTGACTTCCTGCTTCGTCTCATTCACCCTCGAGTGCAGCAGCTCCCGGTCGCGCGTCGCGTTCTCGGTCGCAGACCGCAGGTCCTGACGGATGCCCAGTACGCGTTCTTCGCTTTGCTGGTCGCGCTGGTGCTGCTCGTGCTGGGCTTCCCGCGCTTGCCTGTCCTGATCCGACAGCGAGGCTTTGATCTCGCTGAGCTGCTGTATAACTTGGCCTGAGAACTCGTGAAACTCACCGGACAAGCGGTCTAAATCGTCTCTGAGGTTCATGTCGTGATTATTCGCCACCTGCTCGTGCGTAGCGTCTGCCGTGTGTGCGATGCCGGTGAGGCGGTCCTCGAATTTGCGTGTGATGACCTTGACGATGGCTGTGATACCACCGAGTAGGGCGACGATGAGGGCGATCAGTCCGGCTCCGACTTCTGGGGCTGACAGGGCGACAGCGACCGTGTCCGGCATGGCTGTCATGCTCATACGCGACCACCTGGCCTGTCGTCCTGGGCGAGGTGTTTGGGCCGGTATGGTGCGCTGTCTGCGTTTTCGCCGCCGGGTGTGACCCTGCCTACCCAGTCGATCACACCAATCTGTTTGAGGATCGTGAACGCTGCACTAGCCGCGCCGATCACGACACCGGCTTGCGTGCAGAAGATGCGCCATGACGCGGGGTAAGCGCCCGCAGCCCACACGAGCACCCCGAGCAGAATCCCCGCCACCAGCACAATCAGACGACGCCTGTTTGCCGTCCACTCAGGGCGGTCGAAAACCGCCTGCACCAGCGGCCAAAGAAAACCGACCAAGCCACACGATATTAACGGATCCAGATTCAACCCGAGCATGTTCATTTCCTCCCTAGCTGACGATTGATTGCACGCTGCATGGCGCGCACAGAGTCGGCACCGATATACCCGTCCACGCTCACCTTGTAGTACTGCTGCAGCCCACGGGCGAAAGCCGGTCCCGCGATCCCGTCAGGTGTGACGCCGAATGCGCGCTGTAGCTTGATAATCAGCTGGCTGCCCTGGGCGCTCTCTCCCTCCCACTGCCAGCCACTGCCAGCCCACGCGCAGGCCGGGAAATACTGCATGTTCGGCGCATACTGACTGGAGATAATCCCGTCGATCGGCGTGCCATTAATACGCTGCAAGGCGCGCGTCGTACTCTCGCCCCACCAGCCGTCAACAGCCAAAATCCCAGCCGGCACCACCGGACGCGCCGCACCCGAATAATTGGGACGGATCACGGCAATAATCACGGAGTGATCGCGTACACGACGCTTGACGCGCCCGCCATCAGTATTGCCCTCAATGGTCTGCATCTTGTAGGAGTAGGGGATCTCGCAAAAGCCCACGTGGTCAGCCACGCCATCGGAATCCCAGTCGAAGCAGACAATGTCCCCAGCCCGCGCCTGAGTGACACCAACCAGCCAGCCGCGTCGGCGCGCCTCAACGATCATGTACGGCACGTACGCGTAGTCGAAGTCCGTAATCCCGTTTGCGCGCAGGCAGTATGTTATGAACATTGCGCAGTAGGGGACACCGCTCGTCCCGTAGTAGTCGCCGTGGCTGGCAGCGAATGCCCGCCCGTACTTCGTGCCCTCCAGAGGGTCACCAAAACGCCAGTATCCGACCTCGCCGGACGCGGTGGCGAGAACCTGTAGTGCGGTTGCCATCAGTATTCCACCTCCACGATTTCGGCCGTGTCGTCCGGCGTGCTGGTCGCCGTGTCACCGTGCTGCATCAGCGCGTCGTATTCTTTTTCGTCTGGCTGCACCGTTTTCCCCTCTCTGCTTTTTGGGCATGATGAAAGCCCGGTCACGTTACTGTGCCGGGCTCAGTAATGCGTGTGTTTATGGGATGTTCGCCAATACGAGCTGTTCTCTGGCTTCCCTCTCCTGCCGCTCCACGGCAGCGGTTTCCACCGCGTCGCACATGGCCGCGATCAGCGCGTCGAAAATACCCCCGGCCTGCACGTATTCCACTGCGAGGCGCGCGGCCTCACGCTCGGAGCGGGCAACCGCTTCACGGCGCTCTTGCTCCATGCGGACGGACTCCTGCAGCCCGGCGAGGACTTCCTCACTCACCGTGTTCAGCGTCAAATCAGCCATCACAGCCCCCTCTATTTCTTGACTGGCATGTACACGCACGACAGGGGCACGAACATCCCGGGGCTGCTGTCAATTGCGGTGAATCCTTGCACGGCGATCACACCCGCACCGCTCATGTACAGCTCGGACGCCTGCCCACGGCTCGTGACACTACTGCCGATAAACTGCGTGCCCACCGGGCGTAATGCGGCGTCCGGCAGGGTCACGAGGCTGCTCAAATACCCACCGACACGCCGTTCGACGGCTCCGCTGATGATGACGAGGTCACCCCACCTGCGGTACCTCGGCGTGTGCCCCGACACAGCGCTCCACCCTGATGACACGGTGAGCGGCCGCCAATCCGTACTCACAATCTCGTCAGGCATTTTCGGGATCTCCGGCAGATCAGGACCACGAAGCGCGCCCATAATGATCGCCCGCCGGTTCCACACCATGACCATCACACGCCTACCGGCTGGCGGCATGACCAGCGCGTCCACAGCCCCGGCCAGAGGCTCCGTCATGCCGTCCAGGCGTACTTGCAGCGGGTTCGTTGCCGTGACTGTTGCCCACTGAAACGAGGGCGTGAGATCCACGCGCGCGGACAGGCGCGCGATCGTCGATACCAAATAATCCAAGCCGATCACAGGTCCACAACCTCCCTAATCGTCGTCTTCGCCAGCGCTGTCGGCTCCAAGCTCATGCCCCATTTCTGCACCACGGCGCGCGCTCTCACGCCCTGCGAACTGAATTCAACCGCGCTGTTGGGTTCGATCGGGACCGGCAAATGCTGAAACTCGATCGACGCTGACGGCGTGGAACGGTCGATGAGGCGGCGGTTCGCCAAATCATCCAAGACCTGCTGCGTGGCTGCTTCCACGCCTGTCTCCACGTACGTGACCCACCGGCCCCTGCGAGCGTAGCTGAAAGGCGAATCAGGACTGGTGTTCGTGGCTGTAGCTGTGCGCGCGGGCTTGTCGCCCTCAGCCTGACCCACCATGACCACGCGGTTGGGCACGCCTGTCAAATCCTGATCCCTGCTCCACGACGGCAGGTGAATACTCGCGCTGCCCTCACTGAACGTCCACGTGACTGGTCTTTGCGCTGGTTTCACGTACGGCTCCACGCGGAAAACCCCGCTACCGTCCACCCACAACGACCAGTAATTAATCGAATCGAGTAGATCGTTGATGATCGTCAGGACAGGCGTGCCTGCGTCCCACACCATCATGCCCGTCGTCCTGTCCGCGCTGTGCGTGATACTCACACGGTCCTCACCGGCACCGGTGATGAGCTGCTGCACCGCGTCGGTGACGAGCGCACCCTCACGCAGACTGTACGGCCTGTCCACGCAGTCCTCGTCCAACACCGTCAGCTTGGACAGGAGGTCCACGTTCCACGACCTCCCACTACCCGACACGGTGACTGTCGGCGCGGACAAGAGCCACACGCCCAAAGGCAGCGTCTCGCCGGTAGACAGCGTGTATGACAGCCTGACGCGATCGGACAGCCAGTCTATTTTCTGCCCCGTGTCACGCAGGGCGAGCTGGCCAGATCCCCTGAGCCGCGTCGTACTCGTGAACTCGATGCTGCCGCCCGTCACGCCGTCCAGCGTGCCGACCAGGCGGTCACGCCGCGTGAGCAGGTCAGCGTGAATGCTGGCTTGCCGGTGAGTGGTCCACGCGCTCATTGTTCGACCTCCACCAGCTCACACGAGATGTCCCAGCACACGCCGCCCGTACCCCGTTTCAAAGTCGGTGACCCCATTGCCGCGTAGATGCGCACGCCGTCAGGATTCCGGTAGCACACCGGGCCCGGCGTCAATGCGACCCTGTCCACGTCACGAGGCGAACAGTTCGTGTCATCACCGGGGATCAGGCGCGCCGCAAGCTGCCACGACCGGTCCACGCCCGTCCCGTCGACCATTACGCGCATCGTCCTACCCGCGAACCGGTACGTCTCCCTGCCCGGCAGGGAGGGCGTGAAGCTGACTTCCGGGTTGTACGGGAGGCGGATCGCGTCCGCGTAGCCCGCTCCCGCACCGATCCACATGGCCCCACTGTCCGCCTCAGCGTCCACCACGACGGTGCTGGAGGATGGGAGCGCGCTGGTAGCCGTCACACGGTACCGGGTGGTCCCGGTGCTCAGGCACTCACTATCCGTCACAGTTGCCTGTACTGGCAGGCCGTCCGCAACTAGCTCCCACGTGCTCCCGCCGTCCACCGAGCGTTCCACCGTGTTGCTCACCGTCTCGGGCTCGCCTGCCGGGTTCATGATCTGCACACTCATCATCCCCGACTGCTCATCCCACGACGTGGACACCACCGGCACTGGTGGTTGAGCGTATTTCACCTGCACAGTCACAGTCGCAGTGTCAGACCACAAGCCGCTCTCAGACCTGGCCTGCACGGTGACACGGTATGAGTGGCCGTCCAGCACGGTGCGACGCACCGCGTAGCGCGACACAGAACCCTGCACCACAGCAGTATCCAGCACGCTCCCGTCAGCCGTGTCGGTCACGGTGATGCGCGCACCAGCCTGCCCGGAGCCCTGCTCCTGCAAATACGACCACTCCACGCTCAGCTTGGACCGGTCAAAAACCCCAGCCCCCGGCGCAGTGACACTCACAGCAGGACGATTCTCCACCGTGAACCCGCTGACCGCGCTCCACGGGGACGCGCCGGCCTCCATGCCCGGCTTGTACGATCCCCACGACCGGGCCTGCCACTCCACACGGCCAGCACCAGACAACGCCAGCCGATACGACTGGCCGCTGCTCTTCGTAATGCTCGTGGTATTCCACGACCCCCCAGCCTGCCTATACCTGATCTGGTAGTAGGACTGCGTGGACGCGTCAGCAGGATTATGACGCCACGACAATCGCGCCGCCTCGTCCTCCAGTGGCACAGTCACACCCGACGGGGACAAATCCTGCGGTGCGTACGGCCTCGCCAAGATAGCCACAGTGTTCGACGGCGCGGACCGCGAGGACTCCAATTTCAGCCCGGCGGTCACAGTATTACGCGGCGCGTTCGCAGTCCACGCAGACACCGTGTACACGTGCGCGCCAGTCGCAGACGGCGACACGTGCGTCCACTCACGCACATCACCCGCAGCGTCACCCACCTTGACGCCGTTATCGTAGACAGTGAAACCCGTGAAATAGCCCGCATAATCCGGCACGCTCCACGACACGGTAATATCACTGCCGGTCTTCACCGCCCGCACACCCGTTGGCGGCAACGGGCGAGTGTTCACCGGACCAGCCCACACAATCGGCGACCAGCCCGCATCGTTATACGCCTGCACGTCATATTCCGTGTGCTCGCCAACCGGCGCGTTCACGTCATCCCACGTTTTCACGTGCCACGGGACGCGCGCCACGTACTCCCAGCGCTTCTCACTGAGCTTCCACCGGCGGATCGACACACCATCCCACGGGTACAGCCCGTCCCTACCCGTATAGTCAGTCGACCACGACACTCTCGTGAGCCCGTCACGCTGCCACGCAGCCAAAGGATCACGAGGCGGGCGGGGCGGCTCGTACCCGCGAGCGCCCACCACGTGAGACCGCGACACACTCGGGGTGCCACCATTCCACACCGGGCCCGTCGACGCACTAAAAGTCACCGTCTGCTGGCGCGTACTCGTCGGGATCGTCACCTCACGACGCGCGATCTCCTTACTCGTCCACCCATCAACAGGCGACGAAAACGAATACCCCTGCGACCCAGAAATCCTGCCGCCCATGCGCAGCGTGTCACTGAAATTGTGCCCGTACCCGGCAGCCCGAATGTAATACACGACCGTCAGCGTCACACTCTGAGTACGAGGACCCACCGACCCTGGCGAACTGAGCACGTCAATACCCAGCTGCAAATACCCGGACGTGCCACCCCACACAACAGCCACTTATGCCACCCCAATCGCATCCCTGACCGCAGGCCGCAACCCACGATCAAAAAACTCAGCCACATCCGCATACCGCCGCAAATCATCAGCACGGAACGACACATTCACCACATACGAATCACCGCCAGCAGCCAGTGCAGGCTGCCCGGCTCCAAACGCTGCAGCACTGACCGACAAACCCGGATTAATCGGAGACTCCAACTGCTTGCGCGCGTCCTCCAGCACTCCGAAAGCAGCACGCTTCGCCATCCACGCATTGTCTTGAATGCCTTGGGCGAAGGCTTTACCGATGGACTGACCGGAATACAACACCCAGCCCTTACCGGAGAAGGGGCCTTCCTTAGCGGGGGAGAACGGGAACAGGTTACGCACCTTGGACAGCGCGCCGCTCACCCAGCTGGTCACATTTCCCCACGCGGATTTAATACCGCCTAGGAAGCCGCTCACGATCGACGCGCCACTATTCCACAGCATGGAGCCAACATTGCCCAACCCTTGTAGCACTTTGCCGGGAATGCCAGCCGCCGTAGAAATAATCGACCCGAACATGGAGACAATACCCCTGATCAGAGACGTGATAATCTGCACGCCTGCTGAGAGAATCTGCGGCAGGTTCTGAATGAGTGCCGTGACGATCGAGATAATGATCTGCGGGACCATTGCAATCAACTGCGGCAACGCGTTCGTCAAACCGGTAATCAGGCCGACAATGATTTGTATTGCCGCGTCAATGATCGCTGGCAGGTTCTGAGCCAGAACCATGACGATGGTAGTGATGATCTGCGGGATCATCGCCGCTAATTGCGGTATCGCCTGCACCAACCCGTCAATCAGACTCATCAATATTTGCAGGCCGCTTTCAATGATCATCGGCAGCATGGACACGATCGAACTAATGATCCCCGTGATGACCTGCAAGATAGCCGGGATAATGATCGGAATCGCCTGCACAATCCCCTGAATGAGTGATTGCAGCAGCGTGATCCCTGCCTGCAGCAGCTGCGGCAGCAGCGTCGTGATCGTTGTCATGATCGTCGTGATCACTTGCGGCAGCATGGCGGCAAGCTGAGGCAAAGCCTGCACAATACCGTCAATCAGACCAGTCAGGATCTGCACGCCGGTATTCCACAATTGTGGCAACGCGGTTGTCAGAGCCATGGCGATCTGCGTGATAATCTGCGGCACTGCAGTGGCTAGTTGTGGTAGCGCGGAAAGCAAACCATCCGCCAACCCCTGCAAGATCGACATGCCAGCCGTGACAAAATCCCCCATGTTCGAGGTGAGAGCGTTGACCAGGCCGCCGATCAGGTCACCAGCAGCGCCCACCAGCAGCCCAATATTCGACGCCAAGCCATCCGCGAGCGAGGCCAACAGTTCCACGCCAGCAGCCACCATTCCGGGCAGTTCCGCGCCAATACCGCTCACCAGAGTGGCGATCATCTGCGCCGCCATGCTTAGCAGCTGCGGGGCAGCGCCTGCCAGCCCGCTCACCAGCGTGGTGATCATCTGCCCGGCCGCCTGCACGAGGCCGGGAAGCGCTGCCACTATTGCCTGACCGACCGCCAGCACCAGCTCCACACCGGCATTGAAGAACTGCGGGATCGTCGTAGTCATAGCCGTGGTGGCCTGTGCGAGCATGCCGGGAATCTTCCCAGTAATATCCGCAATAACCGTGGTGAGTTCCCCACCCGCCTGCGAGGCGAACGCGCCGATACCAGCAATCAAACCAGCGAAAATAGCGCCGAAAGCGAAAAGCTTCAGGAAGCGGCCGGGGCTGAAAAACGAAGCCATCGACGAAAACAGGCCGCTGGTAGCGCCCTGCAATGCTCCGCCCACTTTCCCCATTCCTGACTGCACGGCAGGAGCCAAAGGAGCCAGAGCAGAGGACACTTGAGGAGCAACCTGCCTGAACGCCCCGCTCACGCGGCCAAGCGGCCCACGCAGCGAAGACACAACACTATCGACCTTCGAGCTCAGCGAGGTTGTCGCGGCCTCGAAACCGATGGAGAGGGTCGCACCGCCACGCATCACCGCGTTCTTGACCGGCACCCACGCGTCAGCCAGCTTGGACGATAATCCTCCAGTGTGCTGTGCGAGCCCGCCGATAGCCTGACTGATCCGACTCTTCGCAGTGCTCACACCACTCGACAGGTTGATGCTGCCGAGCTCTTTATTAATCCCACTGCCAAGCCCGCTCAACGCGGACGTGTCAAAGCCTTTAGGCACGCGTAGGGAAGACAGGGCGCTACCAATGGACGGCAAAGCATTTTTCAGCGTGGACGCGTGCTTTTTGACCGCACTGAAAGAGGCTCCCACACGCTTCGGTAAGCTATCAAAAACACTGAAACTGCCTTTAAGACCATCAACCTGACTGATCAGGCCCGAAATAAACTCCCACTTGGAGCCCACGGCGATAGCACCAGCCAGCAGGCCGAACCCAGCGGCCATTTCACCCAGACGATCCTGCAAGCTCTTGCCAGTGGTGTCCGCGTCTTTCACCGCGCTGATGAAAGTGGCGACCTTATCGTGAGCCTTACCGATTTCCCTACCGAAACCGTTAATAACCTTGACGATGTCCTCGTACCCGATGGCGTCAATGATTTTGGCTTTACCACGAGCAAGCGCTGTTTTGACGTTCTGTAGCGCGGTCGAGATGCCAGCGGTCGCGTCAATCGCCTGCTGCGAGAAAGACGCATACCCCGCCAGCCCGTTCTCATTCAGGTCAAGAAGCGCCTTGTTGAAGTCATCAAAAGTGACCTCACCGGACTTCATGGCCTCATACAAGTCCATCGAATTGTGACCGACACCGAGAATAGACTGCGAGAGCTGATCCATCTGTCCAGGCATCGCCGTGACCATACTTCGCCACGCTTGCATGTCGACCTTGCCGACCGCAAGCATCTGCGAATACTGCTCCAGCGCGTTCGTCTGGATATCCATGCTCTTGCCGCCCGCCAACACAGCGTTATTCAACGCGAGCGACAAGTCCGTGGCCTCCGACAAGCTACGCGTGAGCGGTGCGAACTTCTGGGTCACACCCGCCAAAGCGTCAACACTGGTGGGTAGGCCGATGAGTTTGTCACTCATCTTCTCAATCGCCGCGCGCGCCTCCGCTGCCGAGTACCCCATGTTCTTCATCTGCTTAGGGAACTGCGACAGGATGTCAGCGCGCTTAATGCCAGCATTCAAACCAGCAGCAAGCGTCCCACCCACAGCGGCGAAAGCCACCGCAGCAGTCTTACCCACAGCGCGGAACGCCCCGCCGATCTTACTGTCAATCGTGCTCGCCCACGCGTCAGCATGGGGAGTAACCTTCAGGCCACTCAGCTCTTTATTGAGCGCCTGGCGGAAGCCGCGAAACGACGGCGCAACGTTAATCCAAGCGGTCCCTAGTTCAACGCCACTAGCCATCGTTCGCGGCCTCCTTTACTTTCTGTAATTCCATATCGAAACGGTCCATGCTCACCGACACGGTTTCACGCTTCTTGTCGTACTCGTCGACACCTGGGCGCGGAATCGGGCGAGGCTTGTTCCTGTTCTTCTGCCCGTCTTGTGAGCGCTGCCAGTTCGCAACCGCCAACTGATCTACCCCAGCGGCCAACAACTGATTCCCCAAAAGACCCCACTGCCAATCCGTAGCGAGCCTGCGGTGTGTCCAGGATTCAGGCTGGCGGATCATCACCACAGCCCAGTCGGCAGCCCTCCGCATCGGAAGCGAGCACCAATCGTCCACGTTGAAGAATCGTTTGAAGTCTGCGGAAAGCTCGCAGGGTGCTACTTGGCTGATTCCTGCGAGCGTGAGGAGTTTGGGGCTGCCGCAGTCATCACATCGGTCAAAAGGCTTACGACCGTGTCGATCGGCACGCGGCCCTTAGCGTCACGCAGCTTCTCGATCACTTCGTCGTGCTTGTCGCCCAGGACGCGACGGATCAGGCTCACCGCTTTCAGAGGGTTGCCGTCCTGCACGTCCGCCATGTCTGCCAGCAGCTCGTAATCGTCGAAAACGTCCGTGTCGATGGTGACTTGGATTCCTGCTGCTGTGATTTTCTTTTTCGCCACAATAAGCCCCTTTTGGTTGTTTTGGCGGCCCCTGCTGGTAACTTCCCTGTGCCTCACCGGTTTTTTCCGATGGTTGGGTGGGAACGTGCAGGGGCCAGAAACGCTCCCACCCAAGTCCTACCTACTTAGCGGACGAAATGTACTCGTACGCCGTGTTGCCTTCCGCGTCGGGAGCAGCGTGCATGGTGACCTCGTATCCGATCGGGTCACCGTCCTTGTACACAACGTCGCCCACCTCGGTGATCGTGCCGGACGGCACGACGATTCGCTTCATGCGGCCACCAGTCAGGAGAATCTCGAAGACCCACACGCGCGGTGAGAGTTCCAGATCATTATGCTTAACCGAAATCTCGCCACCCGAAGCGGCAGTGACATTCGCTTCCCCATAGACCTCTTTGAGCACATCAGGATCCATCGCCTGAATGAACGTCCATGCGAAAGTCTCATCGCGCGAGGTGCGAATAGTCAGGACAGTCGCCCCGCCCCACGCTTTCACGCCCTCAGAGTCAGCCTCGACCGCGTTGGTCAGCCCCTCCTCGGACACGTAGCCAAGCTTGACGAACTTCGCGTCCAGCTCGCTTGTCGTGCCGGTGGGTGCCGTCGTGCCGATCGGTGCCGCGTTGAGAGCACCGCTCACCAGCGGCTTGCCAGCAGAAACCAGCTGCGTATTATTTCCCGCCATTTTTCGTATTCCTTTCAGGAGTTCATGAGAATGAGATTGAGAGTGAGTTGGTAGCGTGCCGCGCGCGAAAGCGGGTCCGGAAAGTTGTACAAACTGGAAACCGTGCTCGACGCGACACTTTTTTCGAGAGGGAGAACAGACGTGAATAGTGCGGCTAGCTGGTCGGCAAGGATCATGGCTTGCGCCCGGCTCCCCGCCCACGCCTGAACCGCCAACAGTGGGTGATCCATGTGCAGGCCACGCACACCGCCCACCCGCTCCACCGTGATGAACCGGTCAGGACGCTTCTCCGGCACGTCCCCGTAAGCACGCGCCTTGGTCTGGCCGGTAACGGTCTTACGGTTGAGGAAACTGATAACGAACACTTCAGGAGACACGACACTCACCCGCAGCTTTCAACAGCGTGTTATTCAGGTAGTTGTCGCGCCTGGACTTATACGTCGTGGCCCTGACAGCACCGTGGGGCCGGTCTGTCCAGATCACTGACCCCACATAGCCGTCACCAGCCGCACTCGCGATCCTGCTGGTCGTGTCCTCCACAAGCGGCTGAGTGGTGGCAGCGAGGTTATCGAACTTAATGAACAGTTTGACTTTCCCCACGGCTCACCCCTCCACTGTCTGAACACGAACAGGCATATTCCACCTGCCGGGAGTGTTCGCCAGCGTGTACGGCTTCGGGTCACCAACAACAGTGAATTCCTCACCGCGCACCCTGACGCGTTTATTGCGCAAGCTCCCAGTGAAAGACTTCGGAAAATGCAAGACATACGTGACGAGGTCGCCCTCACCACGCAAGTGTCCGTCCGCATCTTCCAGCCGTCCCGGTGCAACCAGAACGTCTTCAACTGCCTGTTCCGCTCCCCACTGGTTGACCGGCATTCCCAGCTCGTCCACGCCAGCAGATTCCCGGGAAAGGACCGTGACTGTTTCACCTGTGATCATGAGAATCACCTGCCAGCAGGTCCACCTCGAACGCCCTGCCGACACCAACACCGAGGCTCTTGCGCTCGGCTTTCGTCAGGTACAGGTCGCCTTGGGGGTTGGAGTAGGAGAACTGCTGCGAGTATGGTCCTGCGGTGGTCATCATGCTGGACACGTCTCCTCCGGGAATGCTGTCGCTGCCCATTGCTCGGCGCACAACCTGGCAGGAAACGCGTTTCAGCGTGGACTCAGGCAGCTCACGCCACCGTCTGGTGGTGGTGCGGATCAGGTCGGCAGCATCGAGGAGCAGGACCTTGGCTCGTGCCTGCTCCTGTTCGGACAGGCCACGCCACCGCGCCTCCAGATCAGCAACCGTTGCAAACGCTTCTTCGCCCTGCTCCTCCATGCTTATCCCTCTTTCTTAGCTCGACGCGCCGCCGTTTTGCGGGCGGGAACCGGTTTCTCCGGCACGAAATCACTGCCCAGAGTTTTTGCCGTCTCCTCGTCCACGTCCACCAGCACGCCGGTCACGCGATCACGCAGCCTCACCGGAACCGGCCTTCTCGGTCACGATTGCGAAACGCTCGGTGAACGCGTACCAGCCGTACACAATCTCCAAGCGCAGAGCGATCTGGTTCCTGCGCTTCAGGTCACCCTGACCATCAGGGTCACCGAAGCGGATCAGCTCGATCGGCAGCTCACGCTGCACACCCCAACGAATGCCGTTCTGGAAATCACCGAGAATCGCGCGAACCTTAGTGTCCTTAGCTTCAGGCACACCGGAAACCGTGTTGCCCTGGGCGACATTCACGCCCATGAAGCTTGTGACGTTGGTTCCGAATCCGAGCTGCGGGTAACGCAACTGAGAGGTCTCACCAGCACCATCCTTGACCTTGAGGCTGGCGAGCTTCCACGCGAACTTGGGGTCCATTGCCACGCCATTCACGCCCCACGAGGGAGCAGCATTGATGAGGAGGCCCGCTGCCGCACGGAAATCATCATCCGCATCAGCCTTATCGCCTTGAACCTTTTTCGTGGTCGCCGTGATGTAGTTGCTCCACGAGGAGACAGCGTTACCGGTCAAGGGGTTGATGCGGTGGAAAATACCGAGGTCGAGCGCCCTGGACAGTGCGACCTGACCAGCGTCAGCCAGCTCGCTGATTACGCCCAGCTGATAGTCCTCATCAGCCCACTGGACCTCCTCGTTGAATCGCAGGGTGACCTGCGCCTTGTGCGGTGCCACGCTCACAGAAGTGAACCCGCCACCAGTCGAATTCTTCTCCGCGCCCTCTTCCACGAACTCGGCCTTCGGGAAATCATTGAACACAATGACGTCCTGCGAGCCGAAACGCATGGGGGAGCGGGTGGACAGTTGTGCGACGAGGCTGGTCGAGCGAGCCTCCTTCACCATGCCGTCAGCGATTTCGCGCGGCATAAGAACCTTAGCGTCGGTTGTAGAAAAAACAGCCATGACTGGCTCCTTCCTGATTTTTAGTCGCGGCCAAACAATTCGCGCACGAGCCGCTGACCATTAGAAACTGAAGATGATGGTTGGTCGCCTTGGCCTCGCACGACTGGCGCGACAGGGCGACTAGAGATGACTTCTTTGAGAGACTGTGCGTGAGCCTTAATGTCGTCGAGCGTGGAACCACGCAAAACGCTTACCGGGACCCCGGTTTCTTTCGCGACGTCATGTTTCCACTGTTCGATCTGGTCACGCTCCTTGAACTCACTGACCTTAGCTTCAGCCTCTTCAAGCTTGGCCTGCAGGCCGCTCAGCTTGCCTGCCTGCTCTTTGAGCTGGTCGTAGTCAGCGAACTTCCTGCGCTCTCTCACCAGGCGGTTTTCAATGATCCGGTCGAGGTCTTCCTGACTGGTGACCGGCTTGAATCCGCCTGTGTTTTCTGCCCCGTTGGCACCAGTGTTGATGCTTGCGGTTGAATCAGACATGGTCTGTTCCTTTCTTCCCGTTTATGGCTCGTCAGCCTTGTTTGATCCAGCCAATGTTCTCCGGGCTGTTTACGGAGCGCCACAAGTGGGCATAACAAAACCCCGCATGGCAAAGACCAATGCGGGGCAAAATGGGCGAAAGGTTCGCTTCTTACCTACTTGCGGAAGTAAATCTCTTGAAGCTCCAGAAACTCTTCTTCCAAGTAGTCACGTGGGCCGCCAAACTTCTTAAATAGTTCATACAGCTCATCTGACAACTTCGTATCATGGTTGCACAGGACATCTGAAGCTGCCTGACATGCTGCTGAGCCATCAACCTCATACAATGCCTGAAGCTCTCTTGAATCAGGGTCATTTTGGCCTCTGACAGAGTCAACCAGAGCAAAAAGCCCTGACGCAAGTTTGGCAAAATCGTCCATAACGCTAATCTACCATTATTCCAACCCTCTGTAGGCGGTAGTTACGCGCGTGATGCCTTTCTTTACAGAAAATGCAACATATATAGTTTCCCCGTTCCAAGTGCCTACATACAGATTTCGTTTTCCCTCGCTTAATTGTCCTTTACGTAAAACGGCTCGGATTGCTTGAGCTATTTCGTTTTCAGTCCAATCCTCCGGAAATTCCGTTTTATCGTTGAGCCATCCATACCCGTACTCGTGTCCGCCCTGATTATTAAGGTCACCGTAGAGGATATGATTCCATTCTTTAGCCCGCAGCAATGGGAGATCTTCGGGCCAATCGTCAGGCGGCTCTGTAGGTACTGCGGGAGGGAGCCTGTGACGAGGGGTTTCAGGAATCGCCATGTCATCAAGTCGCGATCGAGCCCTGCGTCGAAGCTCGACCATCTGAGAAACTTGCATGGTGCCATCTTTCGATGCACCCTTAATTGCTTTAGCCGGACGCTCTTTGCCAGAGCGACGCGTTTCAATGCTGTCTTTAAAAGTATTCTGGAATTTATGCCTCATAACCATAACAACATGGTTTGCGTTATTGGGATCAAGTCCCTCATCCTCAGCAATTATCCGCGCCGCCTTGTACTGCGCATACAGCGTGTCCGGGTCGTAGCCGGTGATGTGAGCGCTTGTGGCTTCAAACGATGGGACGATCTCGCAGTCGCAGTCATTGTGGAAGGTGCCTTCGACGAAGCCGGCTGTCTCTTTCGTGCGGTACACGAAGCCTCTGGATGCGAGCATGGCGCACCACGCGCACGTGCGGGAGCCGCGAGGAACCCTGGCGTAGCGCGGTTTGGCCGGATCGAGCTCAACGTTCCTGGCCACAGTGTCGCGGCCAGAATACTTAACCCAGGCTTGCACGCACCCCTCCAGTACGCGCCGCACCTGCACAGGGTCATCACCCCACAGCCCGCCTGCAGCCCACCGCACGGTCTCCACAATGGCCTCACGCTTCACGCCACTACTGAGCACGGTCTCGTAAGGTGGCAGGCCTGCGACTTTGCCACGCAGGTTCTCGTACCACTCAGCAGCAGCAACAGCCGCAATATCCCCATAGGTTGCTGCCAGCTGGGGCAGGAAGTCGAGCAGCGCGTCACGCACTACAGTGGGCTGTGTCAGGTCGAGCAGTGCGAAAAACTTGCGCAGGTCGCGTTGTGCCAGGCGAACGATCTTGCGTGTCTGCTTCGAGTAGCCGGACAAGTTTTCGCGTGTCGCCACTGCTCGTCACCCCTCGGATGCTTCAGGGTCTGCCTCGTCTGGCAGCTTGGCGAGACGGTCGAGCACGCCTCCGGCCGCGCTGCGTGTCAGCTCGGTTTTCATCTGCTTGATCTCTGTATTCGTGAACCCTGCCCTGCGCATTCCAACGGTCGTGCCAGCAGCGTCGGGAATAGCCTGCGCAATCTTCACAATGAAATCGGATGCGGCCTGCGGGGACACGTACCGTGCGGGAGTCCAGTTCACGTCAAGCTTCCACGAATCCGCAGGCGGAACGTCCAGGTTGTCACGCACCATCACGATGTCCTCAGCGACTCTGCGCAACGCGGGGCGGAAAATGCCCCACTGATACTCAGCCTCATCACTCAGGGAGTATTCGGCGGCTTGCATGGCTTCAGCCGACGCTGGGTTGTCCCCGAAAATACCCACGCTACTCATCGGCAGGTTCACAGCCGCGCACATGTTCTGCGCCAACTGCCGGTACATTGACAGGTGCGGGTCCATGCTCATCTGCGGGAACTGCCCCACAGTCGGAGCCGAGCCTTCCTCGTTCAGTGTGAGGTTCAGGATGCGTCCCATTGTGGCTGTCCACCTGTCCACGCCCTCGAACGCGTCAGGGTCAGTGCCAACCGCCCACCGCTGCGGGCTGGAGAAGAACTCCGCCGACGTTTCCGTGCGAACCAGCGTACGGATCGCAGCGTCGGTCAGGTAGCGTACTTCACGAGTGATACGCGACCGGCCAAAACGCCTGCCAAGCTGCGGGTCATACACCAAAGGCTCCACCAGTACGCGCCCCGTCCTGTTCGCCATCCGCGCCATGCGCCACACGCCACTCTCACGCGACGCCTGCACAATCGAATCAGGAAAATACAGGACAAACCCAGTCGGAACCGAAGTGAAAACATACTTCACGTCTGTTGGCTCGCTGCGCGTGCTGGTCACTGCGAGCGCCGCGCGCAGCACGCGCGTCCTGGTGTCGAAAATGCCGGTTGTCCATCTGGCTGAGCGTGCCTGCACCATTACTTCGGGCTCGCCGGCCTGCGTGTCGCCGGGCAGGATGGTGAGGAAGGAGCAGGCTTGTTTGTAGGCTGCGCTGATTCCCATTGCGAGTTCGGATGTGAACGCTGAGCGTTCTAGTGTTTCGCCTAGGTCGAATGGGTCGAGGGAGCCGTCGAGTGTGAAGCCTTCGAATTTGTGTTTGCGTGCGAGCATGCTGACGGCTTTTTGTGGCCAGCCCAGGGCGACGCGCACCTGCCGCATCTGCGGAGGAATACTGATCCCCAAATCCTGAAAAGCCCTGTGTCCGTCGTAGTACGCGTCGAGGAGATCATTCTTGAATGCCTTGGACTGGATCTGGTTCCACATGGCGGTGAGCATGGCCTGCTCGCTGCCTGTCAGTTCCTCAAACACCGGTGCGCTCATAGGATGATCACTCCTTTCCCGCCTGTCACTGCTTTCGGTCTGCGTCTGGTGGTTCTGGCTGCCCAGTGCGCCAGTGTGACCGCGTCCATCCCGGCTGCCGTCGCTCCTTCGGGCGCTGCCCACCCGAAGCCGCCCGCGTTGCCGATCTTCCTGCGCACGATCACACCCACCTCGCTCGCCAGCTCATCATCTTTCAAGTGCGAAACCGTGCCGTCTTTGATTGCCGCGTCCATCATCGAATGCGCACTGATCACGTCGTTCACTGTGGGCGTCCAGATCACGCGGGACGGGACACCGTTAGCTCTGAGCCGGTCGATGAGGTCTGCCGCGCCGCTCTTCCCATCGACAACGATCTGCGCCCACCTGTCCTGGTACTCCAACAGGTAGTCCACGATCCACTGCACGCCGTCGCCCATGGTGCGCACACCCTGACGGGTAGCAAGCTCGACGTGAACCTGCTGCGACCTGCCGCGCTCCCTGCCAGCCCTGGCCACACCCACCGTTGCGCCGTCAATACTGAACCTGACGGCCGCGCACCACTTCAACCCGGCTGGGACAGCGGCCGCAGGGATTTCCAGTTCACCCCACCGGCCTGCGTTGATCGCAGTCTGGACGTTTTTACCGTCCCACAGTCCGAGGGCTTCGCGCCGGAAATTATCCACCGACCCGAGCAGCTTCTTCATACGCAACACAGCTGTTTTGCTCGTGCGGTGCGGAAAAGACGGGTTGGCTTTCGCTATCTGACCCCAGTCCAGCTTGCTGCCCTGCCACAACGCTGGGTCAGTCCCATCGTCCGCGCCGAACTCCACATACAGCGTGTCCTTGTCACCGCCTAGCGCGTCGGCGCGCCTGGCCTCGAACACTTCACCCGGATCCTTCGGCCTGGGCGGGGTTCCCATCAGCAGTACGAGCCCGTTTGGTGCCGCGTTCGTCGCAGGAACCATGTCGCTCATGGCGTTCTCGGTCAGGATTTGCGCCTCGTCAAGCACCAGCATGTCGACCTTCGCGAAGCCTCGACCGAACCCGGATTCGCGCGCGCCAAACAGGATTCGTGATCCGTTCTTGAACAGGACGGCCTGCTCGCCGTTCGCCGCACGCACCGCACTCACATATGCGGCCACTTTAGGTTTGCGGCTCATTGACCGCATCGACTGGAACGTCTCATTCGCCGTCCTCGTCCTGTGCGCCGTCCAAATCACCGTCAAACCAGCCTGCAACATGCACAAGGCGAACGCTATCCACCCAACCGTGTAGGTTTTGCCCGTCTGGCGTGGGATGCTCATGACCACGCCGCCCACGCCAGCCGCATACAAGCCGCCCCGACGCTTCGCCAAAATCAAACTGCCCAAACCGTCCTGCCACGTATCAAACGTGACACCCAGCCGTTCGCACTGCGCCCTGACAGCAGAAAACCCAGTGGACTTAATCCCACTGGGCACATGCAGTTCTTTAGCCGCTTCAGATAGTAGAGGGGTCGAACTCCTCGTCACGTGTGTCAATACGACCCCCAGCCTCCGCGTTGTCTTGAGTGTCGATCGCCTTAATCTCCCGAGCAATATCCATCAGCCGCTTCGTCAATGCCGCCAAGTCCCTTGCTGGCGTATCGGGATTTTCAACCGCCCTAGCAACACGGTCACGCATCGCGACCAGCAGTTCACGCGTGGAACCATCCGACGCGGCCTGAGTCACCGACAGTTTCCGCTTAGATCGGCGTTTACGCTTGGGCGGCTCAATGTCCATGCCGCCTACTACTTTCATGCCAGACACAAACACCACCACCCTTGTTGCTTATGTGAATCGTCTGCCTGTCACGCGAATAAACCGCTGCCGCGAATAAAACTCAACACTGACACCATCAACCACACGCCGACTGCCAGCCTGCTCACCAGCCTCCACGAACACATGAACACCATTTCCCGACACGGAACGCTCAACAAACACAACCGGTAAACTCACCGACTCGATAAAGCTGCGTGCCTGCTCGTCCGTCACATGATCTAAATCAAAACACGCCAACCCGCCGCCCAGCATGATGCCAAACCCATCACCCGCGCCACACTGAACATCCGCATACGTGCTCCACGTGTCCGGACGGGTTGACGAAGCCGGACACCCACCAGGCATGATCGGCCTTTTACCATCGCACCGCACCCACGACGTGCGTGACGTCATAAGCGCAGGAAAAGTGGCGCGAGATGCCGCCTTACGGCACCTGTCCCAACAGAACCGCTTCGGCCTGCCAGTCGCCTTCACTTTGAGCGGTTTCCCGCACCACTCACACCTGCGTTCCATGCCACTATTCTACCACGAAACACCCGTTCACCTGCAGTTTGTCCGGAAACTCAAAAAGCCGGACACCACAAACACGACGACCATGCGGAAACCAAGAAAACAACCCAACCAGCCTGAAAGGCGCTCACACAGCCCGCCAGACACGCTCACGGGGATATTCCGCGGGAAGGTGGAAAAACGTCGGGGAGATATTTCGCTATACGCCTTGGGGAGCGCCGGGCGCACCCCAGGGGGCATCCCCCCGGTCTCAACCACAAACAACCCCTACGTTAACACTCGCCACCGCGCCGCGAGCGGCCTTTCACCACTGCGAACTGCGAACAGAACTTTCAATGCGAATTCTCTTCGCTCGAACCCTGCGCGCCCGGCTCGACTTCGCAACACGCCCAGCGCCTTTCGATTGATTACAACGACGACAAAGCACTTGAACGTTCTCGATCGTGTCTTTGCCGCCCAGCGCGTGAGGAACAATATGATCAGCCTCGGCGCTCACTGGTGTGCGACCGTGAGCATAGTCGAGGACCGCGTGGCAGCGTGGGCAGTGTGTGATTCCTGCTGCTTGGGCTTGTCGTTTGGCTTGCGCTGCGACGCGCTTCCACTTGGATGTGCCGGTGCGTGATGTAACCATACTGCGTTTCACAGCCCCGCTAATGGTTTTTGGGCGCACTGCGTCCCGATTTCATCTTTCACTTTATCAAACAATCAGGCATTTGAATAGTTTTCATGCGCGTGTTGACGGCGGCGAGCGGGTAGGTTTTCGGCCGCCCCGCCCTAGGTTCAACGATGCTCCTATGCACCCACAGGTCGATCTGGTTGTCTGTGAGGGTGGGCCAGATAATCTTGAGATCCTGCCGCGTCACATACACGTCTAGGCTGGTGACGTGCTGGAGCCTGACTCTGACAGCCTCGCCTTGGGTGAGATAGAGGCGGTCGCACGTGTTGCACCACGACTGGTCCGTCAGGCCCCTGCGCGTGGGGTACCGGAAGATCCGGCCACCGCACTCACACGTGCCGACCAGCGTGGGCGCATGGCCAGTGAGCCGCGCCACGTGATTGTGGATCATGTGAATCTCAGTCAGCACCGCATCCACATCCGCATAGTGGTCTGCTGCCCAGGGAATGTCACGCTGCAAATCAGCAATCGGACTGTTCGTGGTGTGTGTGCCGCGCTCACTGGCAATCGCACGAGCATACGAGGCGAGGATTTCCAAGGCTCCAACGTGCGTCCTGATACCCGGCCACCCATCATCAGTCTGATCAATCCTGTGGTCTAGCCCGAAGGGCAGGCCGTCATGCCTGGCGCACCTGGCAGGCGTGATCTTTGCTGATCTGGCTCCGTACACGATGGTGGACCGCGCGGTGAGCAGCGGGAGCCATGCGGCTATGTCGGATAGCTCGCCTATGGCTTTGCTGGTTTTGCGCCTGGTTGCTGTTGTTGTCGCGTCCACCGTCGCGTTCCTTTCGAGTTGGTTTTAATTCTTGCAGGTTGATCTGTGTTTTTCGGCTATCAATAGATGATCTTGTATTCACCAATAAATCTCTCGAATGCTTTTGCGAGGCTTGTAAAAACTTCCTGCATAGCTACGATTTCCATATCCCCGCCGGCTTTTAGCTCGAAACAAACGCTGTCCCCAGCGTTTTCATATGGGATGAGCTCGATGCAAAATGAGTCGGCGAATCTTATGGCTACTCGCAGTCTGGAACTATCGCCGCACGCCGGGTAGTCCTCCAGTTCAAACAGGACTTGCGCTGCCCCATTGTTCTGTGGGTAAAGATCGAACAGTGCGGCCTGCTTGCCTTCTGTTTCAAAGTACTGTTCGCTTGTTCCGCCGAGGTCTTCGATTTTAAACATGTCTATTCCGTTCGTTGCGATTGCTGGTTCTTGGATTTCTTGTGGAGAGATTTCACAGGTCTGTGTCCGGCCTACTGCCCGTCAGCAGTGCGACCAGGTCATTGAGCGTCATGAGCACCCACTGTGAACCGGGGTCCGTGACTGCGCGCCGCTTCGCCACGACGATCCCCGCGAGCGCGTCATCATTCCCCATCTCGGTGTGCGCCTCACTGGTCCATTGGGCGGGCAAGAGGCGGCCTCCGTAGTCTTTGGTTTCGATGGTGATGCGCCTGCCCATGTGCCGCACTCCCGTGATGTCGCCTGTGTCGCGCGCTCCGGTGCGCACTTTCCGGTCGATCCGGTCGTCTACCTGCTGGGCGAGGTAGTTGGCGATGGTGCGTTCGAAGCGTGCTCCTGCTTGGCGTGCGCTCCTGTTGGTGCGTGTCACTGGTGGTGTCCTTTCGTGTTGATAATGTCGCGTCCTATTTCAGCGAGCAGTCTGGTCACGCTCGCCCCCTCGGTGTGGATGCTCGCTTCGACGTGGTGATCACTGCCGGGGGTGAGCTGGTCGAGCGTGGCGGCTTTCGTGGTGAGCACCTTGTGGATGATGGGGTCGAGCGTGCCGGGGGCGATCAGTGTGGTGATGGTGACGGGGCTGGCTTGTGTGATGCGGTGGATGCGGTCTTCGGCTTGGGTGACGAGGGCGGGTGTCCATTCGGTTTCCACGAAGAGGGCGTCCTGGGCGCGCGTGAGGGTGAGGCCGACTCCCGCTGCGGTGATTTGTGCGATGAGCACGTCTATCTTGCCCGCCTGAAAGGCGGTCACGGTGGCGTCGCGTTCGGCCTTGCTGGTTGCCCCGTAGTAGGTGCGCACTGTGGCGTGCGGCAGCGTGTGGGTGAGTTTGTCGGCTAGTTGGTGGATGACTTCTGTGTGGATGCACCATACGATGAGCGGGCGGCCAGTCCCCTCAACGTGTGTGGTGATCCAGTCTGCGGCTGGGTCGATTTTGAGCATCCCGGTAGCGTGCCGCATCTGTGAGACAAACTCTTTCGCATGGTCTTGCAATTCGGCTTGCGTGTAGCCTTTGCGCTTGAGTTTTGCCGCCACGTCGCTGAATGCTTTGGCGCGTTGCGTGTCGGGAATGTCGACGAGCTGCGTGTAGCGCGTTTTGGGCGGCAGGTCGGACAGGACGCCTTTTTTGGTGCGCCTGCTCCACACGTGGTCGTTGAGCCTGCGGTGGAGGTCTGGCATGCGCTCGGGGATGGGTTCTGGCGTGCCCCAGTAGTTTTCCCGCGTGTAATACGTTTTGAAATTGGCGGGAAAATAGCTGGTTTTGTCGAGCATGGTGAGCAGTGGGAGCACGTCGAGCGGGCTGGAGACAATGGGCGTACCAGTCAGGCAAACAGTTTTTCTGGCTTTCCGGGCGAGGTGGAGCATGGTGCGAGTGCGTTTGGCTCGCACGTTTTTCGCCCGGTGCGCCTCGTCGTAAATGAGGAGGCCGGGCTGCCAGGCCGCTAGGAGGCGGGCGAGTGGTGTGCGGCTGGTGGCGAGCGTGTCACTGGTGATCACAATCCCACCGGCGGGCAGGCGGCGTGGTGTGCGCGTGCTGCTGGTGATGGTGGTGATTGTGCTGGCTGGCGTGTGCTCTGCGATGCCGCTTCGCCGTGTTTCGTTTTCCCAGTTACTAATAAGGCTGGGAGGGCAGATAATAAGAATTCGGCGCGGTTTTATTATTGCCGCAATTAAAAGAGCTTGGATTGTTTTTCCGAGGCCGGGTTCGTCGGCAATTAATGTGTGGTTTTGGAATGCTGCTCGCACCGCGCCGATTGTTTGATATGTGTATGGCTGCGGGGTAAACCAGTTATTTGAATTCAGCGGGTGTTTTTTATCTTCGACCTCCACGCTGCCGGTCGGTGTTGCCATGATCATATCACGCTGCGCGGCGGCGGGCTGGTGGCTGGGTTGGGAAGCGGGATGCGAGTGGCGGTTTGTTTTTGGGGACGGGTCACTCGTCCGCGGGCCACTCGTCCCCGTACCCACCCCCTGTAAGGGGGTGGGGTGGTGGGGGGACGACTCACGACCCATCCCGGGACGGGTCGGGGACGGGTGGGGACGGGTCGTTTTGTCCTGCAGATCCGCCTGTGGATAACTCATTCCTGACCCCCATCGACAACGTGGAGGCGTGCCCTTCCACCGACCGGGATGCCGTCGCTTTCAGCCCTGTAAGCGTGTGCTGAGCGTAGTAATCGTGAATTCCTTGGACCCTCTTTTTCAATTAGATAATTCTTTTCGAGAAGGTAATTGACCGCTCCAAGTATTGTTTCATTTTTTGCTTTTCCTCCGTCTTCTCGGTAGATTTTTTTGAGTTCGGTTATTGAAATTGGTGTCTTGTATCTTTCGATTATTCGGGAGAGTTTTTCCATGAGGTGAATGGGGCGGAATTCTTTTATGCTCGTGTTTTCTTGGGTGGTGTCTGGTGGGTTGATGGTGGTGATGATTTTGTTGGGGTTGGTGCTGTCGATGGTGATGCGGGCTGCTTCCTGGGTGCGGTCTGAGGGGCGGTAGGTGCCGGATTTTGGTCGGATGCTGCCTGGCCTGTCTTTGGCGACGCGTAGTGTGATGGTGCCTTTCATTCCTCGCCCGAGGGGGTGGATGACTTCTGCGAGGTATGAGGCTCCGTCGATGGCGGCCATTTTGGTTTGGCCGCCGATGGCGAAGCGCCCTCTCGTGTCGGTGTTTTTGGTGACGTGGTCGATGAGGATGACGGCTGCGCCGGTGTGTCGTGCGATGGTGCGTGGGATGTGGCGGTGCCATCGGGCGATGTCGTCGTTGTCTTTGCTGGCTGCGCCTTCTTGTGTGAGTGCGTCTGTGACGCCGTCGATGATGGCGAGTGTGTATGTGTGTGTGAGGAGTGTGCGGAATGCGTGTTGTTCGCGCGTGGTGTAGGGGGATTGTTCTGGCCTGATGTAGGTGAGGCCGTTTTGGATTTGTTTGGTGGTGCAGCCCATGAGGGTGAGGCGTTCGATGATTTGGCCTGCGTCGCTTTCGTAGTCGATGTAGGCGACGTTGTTCCCGGCTTGGAGTTGGCGGGCGGTTTCGGTTTGGATGATGAGGCTTTTGCCTGATTCTGATTCGCCGTGGATGTCGTGGACGAGGCCGGGGTAGAGGAGGGCTACGTTGTCGGTGCGTGTGAAGAGCGTGGGGACTGGGGGGGTGTAGGTGCCGTCGAGGTATGGGGTGAGGTTGGTGGGTTGCCAGGTGGGCGGCAGGTCGTCCTCGTCGCCCTCGCTGTTTTCGTGTTGTGGCGTGGTGTCTGGATTCGTGTCCGCTTTATCGTCTTTGTTGTCGTGTTCCTCGCTTGGTGTGAGTGGTGTGAGGGGCAGGTCGATAATGATGTCGCCCTCGTGGTCGTGTGTGCCGTAGCCGTCGCGGGCGAGTTGGCGCGCAGCGGCTTGGTAGTCGCCACCATGGTTGAGGAGCGCGTAGGCGGCGAATTTGGTGTAGGGGGTTTCTGGCAGGAATTCTGTGCTGGTGGTGAACACGTAGAGCCTGTCCCTGTCGGTGTTGTGCCCGGTGGTGGCGGATATGCCAGTTTTTTTGCCTGGCCTGCGCCAATAGGTTGTGCGGCCCTGGGTGAACACTGCGGTCCAGCCGTGGGGCGTGAGAATATCACTCCACGTGGTGGTGTTTTCGTAGTGGTCGCCTGGCCTGTCGCCCTCACGGTCAGTCGTGGTGGCGGGTGGCGTGGTGTGTTCGGCGGGGTGGTATTCGTTGAGGGTGGCTGTGATGATCGCGTAGAGGTCTTCGACCTGCTCGCTGGTGAGTGTGGGGATCGACTGCGGTCCGCCGGTGATGCGTTTCCAGGGGATGCCGGTGTGGTGGTATTGGCCGGGTGTTGGGCTGGTGACGCTGTACCCGCCTTCCCCACGTGTTTCTGCGAGGACTTCCCGCTTATTGTTCATGGCGAGTTTGCGGTTGGGCTCAGATGGCTCACTGGTGCGGATGTAGAAGTGCATTCCCCCTGATGGCGTATTTTCGCTCCACCCGGTGAGGATGGTTTGCCACAGGCCGCTGAGGCCGCTGCCTTGCATGTTGGTGGCGAGCTCGCCGAGTTTGCCCATGGCGCGGCCTTCGAGTTCGATCATGGTGAGGTTGCCGGACACTGCCCCGCAGATGACGGCAATACCGTGCTGCTCGCCGGTAAACCATTGGTCGGCCTGCGTGAGTGTGGCGCGGTGGTGCGTGTAGGGTTTCCACGCGACGGCTGGCCGCTTATCGCCCTTGTCTGTGGCGGGCAGGATGGGGATGATACTGATGCCATTAGCGAGGCATTCGTGTGCGTGGGCGAGGATCGGGTTCATTGGTGTGGTTCCGTGAAGAGTGCAGGCTGATCTGGGGTTGGGTCTGGGTCGGGTGTTTCGCGCTCGATGAGCGTGACAGTCCACTTGGGTGGTGAGACGAGTTGGTGGCCGACGTCGAGGAGCAGGTCACGGTCGTGGACGGCTGTTCCTTGCCACGTCCAGACTGGGCTGGAGGGGAAATTCTTCGTGTGAATGCGGAGCATGTCATCTTCCTTAATGTCCTGCTTGGTGATGGGCTGCCACATGGGGCGTGCTCCTTTCCTTGTTTGGCTTGACTGTGTGGTTTGGTGCCCGCCCGCGCCTTGCACGCGGTGTGGCTGCTGGCCGGGCTGCTAGTGGGTTATTTGATGGTGTTGCGGATGATGGCGACCATGCTCTGGTCGATTTGGAGGGCGCTTGCGATTGCCTGGTCGTCGAGGCCTGCCTGAATCAGCGTGGTGATCTGCTCACCCTGACTGGCCGCCTGCCCCGCCGAAGCGGCTGGTGCTGGTGTTGGTGCTGGTGGCGCGGCTTGTTCCTGCAATGCCTTGTCCATCCCAGCCACGTCGCCCTTAGCGATCTGGTAGGAGAACATCTTCTCGTGGTACGAGGAGCGGCCATCCCTGCCGAACTGCTTTTTCTCTTCCAGGAAGGTCGCGGTGAACGTGTTGCCCAGTGCGAGGGCTTCACTGGCTTTCGTAGAACCGTAGGTGCGCATCGCGTCCAGGAGGGCGCGCTTCTTATTGCCCCACGCTGGAATGTAAACGGCGCGCTGCCCGTCATCGTCCGCGTCCACCTGTTCACTGGTTTGGATGGTGATGACGAACTGCATTTTCGGGCTGCCGTCTTCGAATTCGGCTGGCTTGCCGGTCGTGTAGTCGGTGGTCTGCCTGTAGTCCAGATCGGTGATGGTGCCGGTCACTGTTTTGCCCGGCATGTCGTCCTTACTGAACGCGCTTTTGCTGCCGGTTTTCAGGCCCTCGTCAATAAGCGTGTAGTCAATCATGATGCTTTCTCCTTCTTGTTGTTGGTTGGCAGGTCGATGGTGATTCCACCGACCGTTTGGTGTGGTGGCTGCCAGTCGGGGTAGCGGCTGCACGAATAACAGTCGTCCATCCTGGGCAGGCCACTGATCCACTGGTCCACGCCCGCGTTCCCGGTGAGGCTGCGTAGCGTGGTGATCTGCGTGGCGAACCGGTTGGCACGCTCGAGCGCGCTGACGGCTGCCTGCTGGTCGTATGGGGCGGTCCACCAGTAGTGGTCGCTCCACTTGTTGGATGTGCGGGGCAGGAAGCAGATCGCGACCGTGCTGATCGGTATGCCTGCCTGGTTCCACCCGTGTGCGTACAGGTGTGCTTGCGTCTGGTACACGGCGGGTGGCCCGTCGTGCCGGTACTTGCGCAAGGAGGTGGTGGACACGTTTTTCCAGTCGATGACCATGCCCGCCTCAAGGTCGACGAGGTCGGTGCTGCCTGTGATGGGCGTGCCCGCGATGGTGCCGACCGTGATTTTCTGCTCGGTTAGATACCGCTGCAGTGCGTCTGGACTGGCGTATTCTGGCCTGTCCCACTCAGCCCTGTTGAACGCGTCTTCAAGCCACAAGTGCATCGCCGTGCCCACTGTGGTTACCCACGGGACGCCCGCGTCGTGCTGCTCCCACCCGGCGAGGCGTGCTGCCAGGCAGTGATCGCACGGGGTGCCGATCTCACTGGGTCCGATCGTTTTCTGCAAGGACCGGGGGTGGTGCGTGATCGCGTGCACGATCACCTGTTCGGCGTCGGCTTGCGCCTGCTCGGGAGTGACGCCTGTGGGCTGGCTCCACGAGGGCAGGCGGCCTGTGATGGGTGCCTTGCTCATTTGATGGTGACTCCTGGCGTGCTCACCGTGTAAAAGCCGTCCTGTTCAAGGACGATTGTGGGGATCATGCGTTTGACGGCCGCAATGTCGATGGTGGGCTTGTAGTACTCGGGGTTCCGCGTGGCCGGGTAGGCGGCTGCGAGTTTCTTAGTGTCAAGCCTGCGAGCGCCCGCCCTCACGGTGATCGTGTATCCGTCTTCCTCACGCGTTTCACCTTCGGGAATGAGCGTGCGCACGTGGTCTTCCAACTGGTGCTTCTCGTCGGTCAGCTGGCTGATTTGCTTGTTGATTGTTTGGATTCGGCTGGCGGTTTGGGCGAGCGTCATGGTGGTCATTTCAGGTTCCTTACTGCGTTTGCGATGTCGCGGATTTCTTCTTTGAATTTGGCGAATTCGTCGTCTGTGTCAGCTATCTGCTCGTAAATGTTTGTGATGTGCTCGTGCGTGTATTCGTCGAGTGTTTCGCGTAGGTTTTTGACGGCTGCTTCGACAGTCGCCATTTTCTGTAGCACGAGGTCGATCTGGTAGTTCACTTTTCGGCCTCCTCTGCCTGCCGGTACCCGATGAGGTTGATTATTTTTCCTGTTTCGTTTTCTGCTGCCCAGATGTAGGCAATCGCGTTCTTATATATCGTTTGCAGCTCCGCGTCGTCGCGCGGGATGTTGAGTGCGAGTATTTTCCGCGCTTCGACTAGATGCTTGTACGAGTTGCTGCTGGCATCTAAGTGTTTCTTCTCGTTGTCTCCGATCATTCGGTTTTCTCCTGTTCGTAGCTTTCGGTTTTTCCTGCGTGGATGACTGTCCAGGGTGGGACGCCTGGGTATTTGTATTTGTCGATTTGTTCGGGGTTGGTGAAGTCTTCGTCTCCGTGTATTCCGGCGAAATGCTGAGTGCAGGTGTCCCACCCGTAGTAGTGCTTTTGCCACACGTGGCCTTGGGGGTTGATGATGACTGTGCCGATGGGCGCTGTCTGGAAGTCCTCAGTGGTTTTGAGCGTGTCGCCTACGCGGGTTTGCTTGCGTGCGGGCGGCTGCGTGTAGAGGCGGATGCCACTGTCGATGATCGCCCCAAGTGAAAAATCCAGCGGGTCTTGCCCGTCGTGGAGTTCTGTGAATCTCATGATGTTTGGGGTGCTGGTGACCTTGTATTTCGCGCCGTACTGGTCCCACACGTAATAGTTCCCGTCTGTGGCTTGTGGGATGTTGAGGCTGTCCCACGTGGGGAGCGGGACGCGCGCTTCCTCACTGAAAATAAGATCAGTCATCTGTCCTGCCCTTCCTTGATTTGTTTGAGTGGTGCGATGCTGAGGATGCAGTAGCCGGGCTGAAGTCCTTGAGGGAATAGGTTTGAGTCCAGTACGTGCGTGATCTTGTAGATCGGCAGATCGTAGGGCTTGATGATTGCGTTTCCGCCACTGTCGATTGGCCGGAAAATGATGGTGTCGCCGGTCTGGTAGTCACGGTCGTTGAATCGGAGTTCGCTGGTTTTCTGTCCCGTGTAGATCCGCTCGAACCACTTTTCGTCGATTTTGAGTATGTGTCGCATGATGCGTGTCGTCCTTTCTGCTGGGCGGCGAGCACGCGGAATGTGATCGCCGTGGTGGTGTCGTAGAGGGGGAGGCAGAACTGCACCTGCCAGTCCTCGCCGGCTTCTTGTTCTGCTTTGTGGAGCGCTGGCATGACGGCCATGTCGAGCCGCCTGTAGAAAATGTGACGGTCAGGCGTAGGGACTGTGATCTGGAAGGTCCTGAACGTGATGGTGCGACCACTTTCGCGTAAGTGCGTGCGCCTCTCCCTGAAAATGCTGTTGAGGCAGTGCTCGTGGATGAGCGCTGTGTGTGGGCTGATTGGATTCCCACAGTCGTAGCAGGCCGCTTGTCGCTCTCCTTCGCGGGCAGGAAGACGGGGTTTGCGTGGGTGTTTTGCGTGCCGGATGAGCTTTTTACTGCGCGTTTTCTTTTGAGCGTTTTTCCACGCTTTCTGCACGATTTCGCACACTTCCATCTGGCATTCGCAGAGGCGCTCGAATTGGATGCGATAGGATGGCCGCGTCCGGTCGTATTCGCGTGCGAGGACCATGTGCCATTGCAGTAGGTCGCGAGGAATAGCGATGGTGAGATCGACGATGCCCACCGCATCGTAATCACTCACTGCTGGCCTCCTGTGTTTCTGCCATGTCGACTAGCCATGCGGCCACGGTGAGCATTTGCGATGGTGCGAGTGGAATGTCGATGACTTCCCACATGGGGAGAGTGGCGCTCTGGCTTGCCCACACGACAAGGCCGTTACTGAAGATGTCGGGCGCGATAGCTACGCCGTCGCCCTTGATCGAGAGACTGGTATCTGCTTCCATCACTTGTTGCCCTCCTTCATGAGCAGGAAAGTCATGCTCGAGCAGGCGTTTTGCGCGCTGTTAATGTGCCGCTGGAGCGACTGCCACTGTTTCGCGACCTCCGGCATGCCGGAGGGGATGTGTGCCCAGCCGATTGCTCTGGCGGCTGTGAGTAGTGCGTCGGACGTGCGCCTCATGCGTTTCTCGAGCGTGTCAGCAGTTTTGTCCTGCTCGTCCTCCTGGCTACAGAAATTGAGGTCGGGGTGTAGGTCGGGGTACAGGTCGAGTTCGCATGACGCTATTCCGATGAGTCGGCTTATGAGAATGTCGTGGACCAGGGCTGCGTGCTCGCACACGATGGCGAAAGCGCGGAAAATCTCGTAGGTCTCCGAGTCGTTGATCGCCTTAAAGTCCCGCGCCTCCAGTAATTGGGAGATAGCCGGGTCGAGGTCTTCTATCTGCTTGTAGAATTCCTGAAAGTCCCGGGGTTTGATGGGTTTCATTTCCTGTCCTTCTTTTTTGGTGTGGTTTTTGTGATGGTGACTGGGTGGTCGAGGCCGTCGGTGAGGTCGGCTTTTGTGATCCGCATGTAGCCCGGTGGTGTGACGTTCGGTGTTTCCCATGACTGTTCGCATCCTCGCCACGCGGTGCGGTGCGCCCTGCCGGGTGGGGTCTGGACCTCGATATAACCCATCACTCCTCCTTGTCGCTGGTGAATGTGCCGACCGCGAGCAGCAGGGCGAGGAATGCCCACATGTAGGCTGCTGCTGCCTGCACCTGCGTGTTATCCATGCGTGCGAGCGCGAGGAGCGCGGTGATCGCGATAATGGCGTGGAGTACCGCTGCAATGCGGACAGTCCACAAACGCGGGTGGGTGCTGGTATGATTAGTCATAGCTGGTATGCCTTTCTTGGTGTATCTAGGTCCTCTCGCATTGCCGTGCGAGGGGACTTTTTTTACGCGTATGGTGTGATCCATTGGTTGAGTTCCTTGCCTCTGATGCGGACGCGCTTCCCGGCTTTCACTGCTGGGAGGCGTTTTTCGTCGATCGCGGTCTGGACTGTCCAGCGGCCTACTCCCAGCCGCTTGCATACGGCAGTGATGCTGTAGTACTGGCTGGGTGTGAACGCCTCGCGCGGGTCGGCTGGCAGTTCTTGACTAGTCATGACACGGCCCTTTCAGCGTCTTCGAGGAGTTTCTTGTCCCAGTCCTTGAGGTAGTGGTCAATGAAATACAGCTGGCCTTTGCCCGTGACTTTCGTGGTTTTCGTGATGCGCACCGTTCCGTCAGGCTGCGAATGCGTGGACTCCTTGATCTCAAACAGGTCAAGGTCGCGGCTTTTCTGGGTTGGCATGTTCCAGTCGCAGCCCTGGCGGCGTGACAGGTAGCCTCTGGCGCGCAGGTCCTTGAACAGGCGGTTCTGGCCGACTTTCATCCCGTTGTTGTTCAGGATTTTTGCGAGCTGACCGACGAGGATACTGGTTTCGGCGGTTGCGACCGTGTCAGCAAAGAGGACTTTCGGCGCGTCCTTTTCGGCTTGGGCTTCGAGTTCCTTGCGCCGCGCCTGCTCCCGCTTCAGGGTTTGTGCGAGCTGAATGATCGTGTCAGGGTCAGTGAGGGCTTCCTCGATCTTGTCTGGTGTGAGGTAGCCGCCATGCTTGCGGATCGCAGGAAGAACGTCGTCGACTACCCATGCCTCGAATTTTTCGGCGGTTGGGAGTTTGGAGTTGAAGACGAGCCTGTAGAGGTCACCTTCAGTAATGAAGCGGGCTTCTTGCGTGCGTCCAAGCGAATCAACGATGGGGTAGCGTTTCACGACCCCACGGCAATGACGCGCCAGAGCATCTTTCGTGTTCGTGTATCCGAGTGCGACCGCTACATCCTTGCCGCAGAAAAGCGGCCTGCCGTCCTCTGTCGTCACAGTGCGAACACTGGTACCCTCATAAGTGAAGGGAACTATCTGGTTCATTGTGTTTTCCTTTCTGATTCGCTTCCTGGACTGCTGCTGACAGTTCAGGAAGCTTTTTTGTTGTGTTTCTCTGTAGCTGATCGATTTCTAGAACTACTAGTAGCCTCATAGACGGTAGACATATCTGGCAAAAAAAGAGCGTCAACTGGGATGTCCAGGTTTTTGCAGATCGATTTGGCTATGTCGCCTCCTGTCCTCTTCCGCTCTCCTGTCGCTAGATGCCCAATAAGTGCTTTGGAGCACCCAACCTTTTTGGCGAGCTGTCTATAGCTCATTTCGCGAAATCGAAGGAACTGGCGGAATGTTTCCTTGCTGACTAGTTCCACGATGAGGTCCCGTTCTGGTTGTGTGGTGATCATTTCTGATGGCTCCTACTGTAGACGGTTTATCTATCGACTGGGTAGCTGATAGATAAAGTGTAGACGGTTCCGTCTACAATGGCAACTAATTAAACTTAGGGTTTTGGCGGCGTACCGGTCTTACATTCATGTAGTTTGTAGACGGTGCGTCTACTCTTATAGTTGTAGAAGGCACCGATTTTTAGGAACCTACCCCTATGAGCACATATGCAGTCGAACCGTGGCAAACAGCCATGAGCCAGGCGGGAGTATCTTCGATAAACCAGCTGGCACGTAAGGCTGGCCTGTCCGTTGAGACAGTCAGGCGTATTGTGCAGGGAACGAGAAAAGCACCCCAAGAAGCAACTATCCGCAGGCTTGCCAAGGCTTTGCATAAAGGGCCATCCGAAGTCGGGAAATGGGTCGGCTTGAGCTTGCAGGAGGACGAAGCGCCTTACACTCCTCCCAAAGAAGCGTCGCTGCTTACCCTCCGTGAGCGCGCAGCGGTTGACGAGATGATCAAACTGCTTGCACTTAATCGAATGGGAGCCACGCAAACAACAGAGCCTGTAACAATGCCGTATTTGCTTCCTCGGGAGGTTTACGGTGGGACACCACCGCCTGACCCTGACGATTACGGCGTGTACGCGCAGCGAGGCGACGTAGAAGCCGAACAAGAAGCCTCCCAAGAACTCCCATAACCACACTCACAACCAACGGAAGGCCCGCAATGGATTTCGGAGACGCACTGACAGCACTGTCAGACAAAGTAAACAAGCAATGGGAATCGATCGAAACAGAAGAAGGCACCAAGAACGCTTTCATCATGCCGTTCATCTCCACAGTCCTCGGATATGACGTTTTTGACCCCACCGAAGTCATTCCAGAATTCACCGCCGATGTCGGAGTGAAAAAAGGCGAAAAGATCGACTACGCCATCCGCAACAGTGGTGATGTTCAAATCCTGATCGAATGTAAGAAGTGCTCAGGTGCCCTGACGCTTGAACACGCTTCCCAGCTGTACAGGTATTTCGCCGTCACTACAGCGAGGATCGCGGTATTGACCAACGGGCGCGTCTATAACTTCTACACGGACCTTGACTCGCCCAACAAGATGGATTCTCGCCCCTTCCTCGTCCTTGACCTAGCAGACTTGGATGAAACAGTCCTACCAGAGCTGAAAAAACTCACCAAAGCGAATTTCGACCTCACATCGGTCATGGATGCTGCAGAAGAATTGAAATACCTTGGCGCGATCCGTCGAGCTGTCGCAGCAGAATTTAAAGAAGTGTCAGAAGAATTCGCCAGGTATTTCATTGCAAAAGTCTACGAAGGACGAATCACTCAGAGTGTCGTCGAGAAATTCAAACCACTCGTTGACAAAGCTCTTCGTCAATTCCTCAGCGAACGCGTCAATGATCGCCTGAAGACAGCGCTAGGAGCCAGCGAAACCCCCGTTATCACACCGACAGCCCCTCTGCCGGAACCGGCAGTTATCGATTCTGCAGAAGAAGGCGAGCCGGTAGAAGATTCCGAGATCGTGACAACTGAAGAGGAACTTGCGGCTTATCGCGTCGTTAAAGCTATCGCGTGCGCGGAACTCTCACCTGACCGGATCACTTACCGCGATCAAAAAACCTATTTCTCAGTCCTGGCAGACAATAACAACCGTAGGCCAATCGTTCGATGCTACTTCAATTCCAAGGCGAGAAAGAATCTAGTGTTCGTCGCAGAGGATAGGTCGCTTACCAAATACGAACTGGGCACCATTGAAGATATTTACCTGTACGTTGATCAGATTCGAGAAGCCGCTAAACGATACCAGTAGGCTGGTGTCATAGCATATCCCTGGACCGGTCACAGGGTCTCCAACTGCACGTGCCTGCAGTTACGATCGTGCGCGTGAGTGTTCCATCGTGGGATCAGGTTGTGCGAGAAGCATCGCGTGAGAAGGTCACGCTGCGCCGCTCACGCCTGCACGGTGCGCGCGGACTATGGGTACCAGCCCAGCGCACCATCTGGGTGGACAGTCGCCTGCCGGACCATTACGCTGCGCCGACGTTGGCGCACGAACTGATCCACGCGCGCAGGGGAGACGGCGAATGTGGGCCTGCCTCTTCCGCTGAGCGTTATATTGATCAGCGTGTCGCACGCCGGTGGATCAATCGAGATGTTTACGCTGTTCTAGAGGATATGTACGCGGGCGACGCGTGGAGTATTGCAAGTGAACTTGACTTACCGCGTTGGCTGGTAGTCGCGTTTCAGGACTATTTAGGGAACATAAGGTGACCGCATGGAACGCTCATTAGAAAACGGCTCACATGCATTCAATAACGCTTTAGGTTCCCAGATCCGCGCTGAAGCGGCCGCGCATAATTTCTCAATTTCTCGTTTGGCCGATCTTATCGGAATGCATCGCACTACGCTTAATCGCTATATCAGCGGCGAGCGTGATATCCCGGCAAAACTCATTTACTCGGCTTCGACGGTTCTCAGCGTTTCACCCGCGGAACTTGTTGAGCGCGCGTCCAGGAGAATGGCACAGTCGCACGCTGGTTGCACGCGCCACCACATGTAAGCCTGTTTGTGCTGGTCACGTGTGGTGTCAGTGCTGTCTCCCCCCATCTCCACTATTAGGACGTTCATTTTGGTACAAAGTGAACGTCCTATTTTTTATGCCATAAGACGTGACGTTTCGCCTTGTCGGGGCAGCTTTATTGCTTTCGGAAGTCTTCTTGGTTAGGTATTTGACTTATCGTTGGCTTGGCACAGTTTGTCAGATTTCTAGAGGCCGGAAGGCTCCGAGAAGCAAGCTACAAAAAATATGTCTATCCGCCAAAAGTGTGCTAGTCGCTAAAAGCTTTGGGGTTTCACAGAATAGATCTATAATTTAGAGCAGCCGTAGAGTAACTGCCCGAAGCCAGACCTTCTAAATTAAGCAATAAAAGTTGTCATGTTTTTTGCAGACATTCATTCCAAATCACCGTTGATGGATGATTTGATTACCAAAAAATCACGTATGCATAAGAATTTCAATAGCTAAAATGTATTTAATGAACGTCTAGCTAATGTGTTTTATCTGTTTAGCTATATTCCTGTAGCTGTCACCACCTACCTGAGCTCAACGGGCTGGTTTTCTGGATGACGTAGTGGTACTTTGAGGGGAATAGATTTAACTAGCACACTGGACAGGAAGGTCTAATGCGCAACTTCAAGGACAAGCCCGGTTTTCTTGAAACGTTCGCCGGCAGAGCGCTGCTTAAACCAGCTCATCTTCTTACAGAACTACTGATCCTAACCTTGGTCTGCGCTTTGGGCTTCACGCTATCGAGCCCGTCTATGGCTCATGCCGAGGATCTACAGAGTAGCTCCCGGGATGACGAACAAAGCGCCAGTCCGACGCCGGTAAGCACTCCAGAAGTTGTAACTGATACCCAGTCTGGCGATGGTCTAGAGATCGGACCGGAGACTGTCGATCAACCCGTGCGTCAATCAACTTTACCGGCACCGACCATTCGCAAGGTCTTTTACGACGCCACAACTATTTCCGGCGCTAATGTACAACGAAAAAGAGTTGGTGGAAAGGTTAAAAGGTCGACTGTATATGTGACCCTAAAAGGTAAGGATGGCAACGAAAAAGCCACTGTTTCTGTTACCCCTAAAAGTGGAACAGCTTGGACGGTAAGTCTACCTAACGGCGTTAAAGTTGCACCAGGTGATACCGTCACTGCCTATCAAACTTTGGATGGCGCTACATCTGGTGTGGTGACCGCAAATGCTGAGCCATCCATGGCATTCTCGAATAAAGACAAGATCAAAATGCCGGTAGGAGAAATCTGGATTGAACACCCGGACGCTAACCTTGTAAATAATGATGAGCAAGCAGAAGCTATTGAAATGCTGAAGAAAGCTAATCCGGACATTGCGAACGACTTTAACCTTGACAAAATTAAATTCTCTATCGATTACACGGACCATGCCTACTATGAAGTGACCTATACAGATGGATCAACCTCCGGAAAAATTGAAGCTCCGGACGTAATAATCAAACAGGTAACGGAAACATCTGTGGCTCCGATAATAGGAAAAGTCCAGGTGACAGACGGGCAGATTATCGTTACATTTGCTAAAGAAGTTGCCCAAGGAACAAAATTTAGTTTTGTCAAACAATTTACCGATGGAGAGGACAGGAATTTTTCCCAAAATGGAAGCTGTATAGTGGACAAATCTAACTCACAAGAGATGTCTCAAGCAGTAACCGTTGACGGCAAAAAAGTTACTTTCCCAATCACGGATAAGGTTAACGATTTAAAACTCGGAACAGAGTTCGGTATCGTTGTCAAAGAGCCACATAAATTCCGTTCTTGCGCGAAGTCTGAGCCGGTAATAACAACCCCCGACAAAGTCGCCGTGAGAGATCCTCACAAATTAACGGATGCCGATAAACAAGCCATCGATAAAGCTATTCGAGATGCCAATACGGTAAATGGCGTATCTAAGCTTCCCGATGGAACTGGATTTTTAACCGATCCTGCGTTTATCGAGTTTGATAAAGACGGAAACGTTACAATAATCAGTCCTAATGATGTGGAAACTGATTGGGATAATGACGGCAATCCGATATATGTAAAAAATCCTGATGGAACCTATAAAGTAAATGATGGATCCAAAGTCACTAAAATCCCTGCCAAAGATCTGGTAAAAAATATCGCTCCGAAATCTCCTGCGATTGCGGTAGATACGGATAAGGGTGAGGTAACTATTACCCCGCCAGTCTATGAAAACCCGGGTGATGATACCGACTTGGCGTCCTACACCGTCACCTATAAGGATGCTTCAGGAGCGGAAAGAACCGTCACTGCAACTCGAACCGTAGACGAAACTTCCGGTAAGACCACGTGGACATCAGATGGTGCAACGGTTGATGCGAACACCGGTGTGATTACTCTGAAAGTTGAAGACATCGAAGTTGGTGGAACTGTCACGGCAAAAGCAAAAGATAATGGCGGATTAATTCCCACTGAAGAACAGCCGCTTGAATCAGAACCGGCCAGCGAGACACTCGAAACTGCCACTGTTAGCTATGATCGTAACGGCGGAGTCGGCGATATGGATGGCAAGACTTTAAACAAGGGCAGTAAGTACACGGTGTTGCCTAATGGTTTTACTGCTCCGGATGACTCCCAGGAATTTAAGGCTTGGGAAGTTGATGGTCAGGAAGTGGCGCCGGGCACTGAGATTACTGTTAATGGTGACACGGTCGTGAAGGCTGTGTGGAAGAAGGTCCAGGTTTCTGTTAGCTACGACGGTAATGGTGGTAGCGGCAGTATGGATGGTGCGACTGTGGATAAGGGCAGTAAGTACACGGTGTTGCCTAATGGTTTTACTGCTCCGGATGACTCCCAGGAATTTAAGGCTTGGGAAGTTGATGGTCAGGAAGTGGCGCCGGGCACTGAGATTACTGTTAATGGTGACACGGTCGTGAAGGCTGTGTGGAAGAAGGTCCAGGTTTCTGTTAGCTACGACGGTAATGGTGGTAGCGGCAGTATGGATGGTGCGACTGTGGATAAGGGCAGTAAGTACACGGTGTTGCCTAATGGTTTTACTGCTCCGGATGACTCCCAGGAATTTAAGGCTTGGGAAGTTGATGGTCAGGAAGTGGCGCCGGGCACTGAGATTACTGTTAATGGTGACACGGTCGTGAAGGCTGTGTGGAAGAAGGTCCAGGTTTCTGTTAGCTACGACGGTAATGGTGGTAGCGGCAGTATGGATGGTGCGACTGTGGATAAGGGCAGTAAGTACACGGTGTTGCCTAATGGTTTTACTGCTCCGGATGACTCCCAGGAATTTAAGGCTTGGGAAGTTGATGGTCAGGAAGTGGCGCCGGGCACTGAGATTACTGTTAATGGTGACACGGTCGTGAAGGCTGTGTGGAAGAAGGTCCAGGTTTCTGTTAGCTACGACGGTAATGGTGGTAGCGGCAGTATGGATGGTGCGACTGTGGATAAGGGCAGTAAGTACACGGTGTTGCCTAATGGTTTTACTGCTCCGGATGACTCCCAGGAATTTAAGGCTTGGGAAGTTGATGGTCAGGAAGTGGCGCCGGGCACTGAGATTACTGTTAATGGTGACACGGTCGTGAAGGCTGTGTGGAAGAAGGTCCAGGTTTCTGTTAGCTACGACGGTAATGGTGGTAGCGGCAGTATGGATGGTGCGACTGTGGATAAGGGCAGTAAGTACACGGTGTTGCCTAATGGTTTTACTGCTCCGGATGACTCCCAGGAATTTAAGGCTTGGGAAGTTGATGGTCAGGAAGTGGCGCCGGGCACCGAGATTACTGTTAATGGTGACACGGTCGTGAAGGCTGTGTGGAAGAAGGTCCAGGTTGATAACCCGAATGGTGGGAGCAACAAGAACGGCGATGACGCCGTTAAAGCGTCTGAATCTCGCAAGTCTGGAAAGCTCTCGAAAACTGGATATGCTGGGATGCCGTATCAAGTCGCAGCGATGATTCTTGCAGCCGGCGGATTACTGATTGCTGCTGGTAGGAAGAAAGTCAGAAAGGACTAAAACTGAGAAGTTAAAGTAGCGTAAGCCGCCCATATGAGCAGTGAATATGGGCGGCTTCGCTATTTTCAAGGAACTTGTAAATATCGAAGTAAGGAACTGCTTCTGCTCTCTGCAAAGCAAAATTTCCCAAGGTTCTTGTAGTAAGAGATTGCTTCGTGAGCTTAATTAACCACCGTCACTCGTGGTTTGGGGATCATACCCGAATTATGAGTATTAATGCGTTGTTATTGGGGTTTGATGAGGGGTATGAAGCTTTGAATTATTGTTCGACGAGCACTTGTGATCGACCGGTTTGGGGTGCCTGGCAGTTAAATCACGTACTGACATTACCTCTAAAACGCAAGCTGACTTGTTTATAAAACTGCTGCTAGAAGGATATTTTATTACGGAACTCGTGATAATTAAAACCTCTCTTGTCACTAAAACGGCCTGATGCTGGGAAGTTCGAGTACCTAAAGCGCAAGTTGCAGGCGAGATATATGGGCCAGATCCTTATCGATGGGATCTGCATTCCCTATAACTGGTGTAAATCAGACTGGGTTTGTGAGAGGGCATGCTATACCTAGCAAGGTTTTTCTATAGCTATCAGTGCTTATGACCAGGAGACCAGGGAGCGGTCGGTGAAGATATGCTTTGATATCCTTGCTGGCGGTGCCTCGTCGAAGCCGGCAGCTATTCGTGTTGTGGAAGGAAAGATGGGAATCAAAGTATCCACGTTGCGCAACTGGATGAGAAAGGCTGAGCAGGCCGAGGCACTGGAAGTAGCAGCCAGTGAGGCGGATAAAGATGCCGAACTTAACAAGCTACGCGAGGAAAATGCCCGGCTTAAGGAAGCCGACGAGATCTTGAAGCTGACGTCAGCTTTTTTGCCCAGACGGAGCTCGACCGCACTCAAGTGATTGTGAATTTTCTGCATATTCACCGGCACTTGTATTCCATCGAGCGGATGTGCCACGTGTTCAACGAGCACGAATACGACATTTCGCCAGCAACCTACTACCGTTACATCAGCCGGGTTGACCCCCACACAGGCCGAACTCGAGGAAGCGTATGCTGCCCACAAGCTGTACACGCTGTGGGTGAAGGCGAGGCGCATCTATGTGGCAGGCGCAAAACGCTGGAAAGCAGCCCTGCGCGCTGGATGGCGGATTGGCCGTGACCAGGTACAACGACTGATGAACATCCTGGGAATCAAGCGTGCGCCGGAAGAAGTCGCACCGCACCCCGACCAGTGGCGGGCGCCGGATTTCACCTACGTTTCTACCTTGCAGGGGGGATATGCGTCAGTTCTGTTGAGGACGTGTGCACCAGAGAAATCCTTGCAGTCGTCGACACCCAGACGGATAACAGTCTGGTCGCATGTGCCTTGAGGCAGGCGTTGGCCACACGGAAGTGTCAGGACTCGTTCTTTAAGTCTGCTGGGGTCATACATCACTCCGATGCAGGTAGTCTGTATACCTTGACTGATCTGCGCGACCTGCTGCAACGCCACGGGATGGATGGCTCAATCGGTACCGTTGGGGATGCCTACGACGATGGGCTGATGGAGTCAGCCATTGGGCTGCACAAGTCCGAGCTGATTGACGTTGAAGTTGCTGCCTGGGCCAACAGGCAAGAAGGGAGACCGCGGCTATCGGATGGGGCCACCGGTGCAATACCGACAGGTTGTATTCATCGATTGGGGACATCCCACCCGGTGAGAGATACGCCAACCATTTTCAACATGCAGCCTTCAAGGCTGCCTAACACGCCGCTCTCAAAACTCAGGCCAATTCAGTATGCGCCTGGATTCCCTCCGTTTAGTGAAGCGTTTCGAGTGACCAGAGTGTTTTGCACCCTCGTATCTATACGTATAGAATGCGTCTCGCATAAATCAATGGTGAACCTGTGAAACAGGGGAGGGCAG